CAAAGGCGCTAAGAAAAAAGCAGAGGGTGGTGAAATGAGTTTGAAACCTATACCTGCTGAAAATAAAGGTTTGCCTAAATTACCAAAAAAAGTAAGAAACAAAATGGGATTTATGCGTAATGGTGGAGCTGTAACTATGGTTCAAGGCCGTGGGTGTGGAGCCATGATGGATTCTAAACGTAAAAAAACTAGAGTGCCAAGATCTTAATGAAAAAGAAAAAAGATCCTAGGGTAGGCACAGGCAAAAAACCTAAAGGATCGGGCAGAAGGCTTTATACTGACGAAAACCCTAAAGATACTGTAAGTATAAAATTTGCAACTATGAAGGACGCTAATGCAACGGTAAACAAAGTAAAAAGGATAAAAAAACCCTATGCTAGAAAAATACAAATACTAACTGTTGGTGAGCAAAGAGCTAAGGTTATGGGTAAAACTGGTATAGCTAACGTATTTAAACGCGGTAAAGATAAAATTAGGAAAGCGCATGGCAAAAAGTAAAGGTGGACTTACTGAGTGGTTCAAACAAGATTGGGTAGATATAGGCGCACCTAAAAAAGGTGGTGGCTATGCAAAGTGCGGTAGAAGTAAATTAGAAAAAGATCGCAAAAGAAAATATCCAAAATGCGTGCCAGCTGCAAAAGCTGCTCGTATGTCAAAGTCACAGATAAAATCAGCGGTGCGACGAAAACGTGCAAAAAAACAAGGAGTTGGTGGTAAGCCTACAAATGTTAAAACTTTTGCAGCGAATGGTGGTATGATAACTAACAGACCAAGCATGGGATTGTTTGGAAGGAGATAAAAATGAAAGGTACTAAATATAAAGCTGGTGGTGGCGCTAATAAAAACACAAAGTATAGAGCTGGTGGTGGCGTTGGAGCTAACAAAAGCACTAAAGGTATGCCTATGGGTGGAGCTATGAAAGGCCCTAAAGGTTTTACTAAGGGTGGTGCAGCACTTGCAAGCGAAATGCAGGCTAATCCAGGTATGGGTAATATGCCAAAATCAGTTATGTCAGCGCTCATGGGTGCTGGAACTAGAGCTCAAGGTCAAGCTAATATGTTAAGACAACCTAAAGGTATGAGTAAAGGTGGTGGCATGAGTAATAAGCAAAAAGATTTTGCAAGAGGTAAAGTGCGTGGAAGTATGCGCATGAAAAAAACTAAAGGAAGATCTACTGGCGGTGCAATGTCAAGCCTTAATAAAGGTATTAAAAATATAGGCAAGTAAACATTAATTAAATAAGGTGGCGTATTTAATATCAAATATCCCGCAGTTTAAATGCTGGGTTAGAAAAGAGTTTACAACTAATCATCAACACGGGCATGGTGAGTACCTCCATGCTCTTGCTTTTGCAGTCAACACAATCCCAGATAGATCTCTGTCCTTTCAAGTAGTTTTTACAGGCTG